ACTAGAAATCAGCCATGAACTAACTAAATTGAAGTTTCCAGCCGGTAAAATACCCTCACATTTAAGCGACAAAGCAAAATAAAAGAGGGTGCAGTATGATTGCACCCCCCAAAGAAAATACCTTCTGTATGGTCAATTTTTAGTTAAATATGCTATCCTCAATGATTTCAGCATGTTCTTGACCTCTAGGATCTTGATAAGTGATATATCCATCCGTAGTAGCACCATTTTTATGTCCAAGTCTTTGTTGTGCTTCTTTATCTGATGCTCCAGCAACCATTTTAGTTTGTGTTGCAAAAAATCTTCTAAAGCCTTTAAACCCAACTCGTTCAATATTGTGCTTATCACAAATTTTATAAATAACTTCTTCTCTTACCCATTTACTGTTTGGAAAAGGATGAACTTGTCTGCCAGTAAAATCATGTTCAAAGAAATAATCATCATCACCAATATTAAATTGCTTTTGTACATCTTTAAAAGCACTAATAATTTTTGGAGATAAAGCTACATAACGAACACCATTACCATCTTTACGAAGGTTAGCTGATTTAGTTTTAAAAATATTTTGATAACGATCTAATGCTTCATATATTTTAAACTCACCATTAATTACTTTACTCATTTTAAATAAAATAGCTTCACCAAATCGACCACCAGTTAAATTAGTAAGCCAAATTAAAAGATATAATCTAATGTCATATTCTTCTCGAAGAGTAGAAACTATTGGAGCAATAACTTTTTTTTCTGGTGCTGGTTTATGAGCAGCATCAATAACAATACCATCAACACTTTTAGCTGGTGAAATATAATGATCCGTATCAGACTCATAATAATCTAAGATAGCTTTAAATCGCTGAAACAATTTACCAGACCAACGATTAATATTTGTAATGTTAGGATCTGTGTGAGCAATCAAATCTAATTTAAGATCTTTAACAAATTTTTTATTAATATCAGCAATCGCATATTTTTTTAATGGCTTATCATTAAACATAAAACGACATAAATTATCTGACTCACTTTTATAGTTTGATGCGGAAGCTGGAGATAAACCTACCTTCTGATCTACCGCATATATTTTTTCTCTTTTCTCTAAATCTTTTTTATAATCACTTGCAGCTTGACCAAAATTTTTATCTTTATGTTTTGGTTGCTGTATTGCCAAAGCTTGTTTGCTAATTTCTAAAGCAATAATTTTATCTTTAATTTCTTTTTGGCATTCAGATTTAGTAACACCACGAACCTGGGTATATTGTAATTTACCATTTGATAATCTTGCACCAGTTGGTACATCAGCTACCCACATTTTACCTTTTAGTCTTGGTTTGATATTCATTACTTTATCCCCCAAGCTAATTCGATTGCTGCTAATTCTTTTTTATCAGCAGTAATTATTCTTCTTGCAATGTCGTGGCTATCTTCAACACCAAAAATAAATTTGGTAGCTGGTCTATTAAGATCAGCTTCATAATGTTTAATAGATGCTTTTAATCTATTAACTTCATCTCTAGTTTCTTGGTCAATCATCAGTATCTCCTTTTTGTTAACCGTCATGGTATATATATAGCCATTGCGGCTAATGTTTACAAGTACGGATTATGTCCGGATCCGGATAATAGACCAAAAAAAAACCCCTCACATTGCTGTAAGGGTATGTTTTCTGCGGAAAACTGATGCTCGGAAGCTGCTAAAAAAAAGTCCGGATTTAGTCCGGATCTTGTCCGGAAATTGATAGTTATTGAAGGGTTTATCTAAGGTTCCTGTAAGGTTAGCAACCAAAAATTTGTCGTTTCAGCTTGGAAGGCTGGAGCTTTACCACTAAGCTACACCCGCAAAGCCTTGTTCCTCTTCGATTTTCTCAATCTCTCACCAATCTCCTCCGGATCTTACTCCGGATCTCATATCCATAAATATGAGGGGTGGCTATATCATTAAAATATTTATTGTAAAACTTATTTTTTATTACAATTTCCACAATGCCAAGTTCGCATTCCATCGTTAGATAGTATGGGGATTTCACTACAATCTTCACAGCCAGGAGATCGGTTATTTATTTTATATTCTTCTTGTTCTTGCCTGGTCTTTTCAAAGAACCACATACCAGGGATAATGGTTTTAGGTTTACTTCTTGCCAAACATTTTCATCGCACCGGATGCTCCCTTAATGCCAAAACTTGCCAAACACGAAATGTATAACAAATTGGTATAATATGACGGAAGGCTGTGAAGTGCTTCAAAACCAGCTTTAATATGAGGTGTCCAACTAGGCACAAAAACTGCACAAGCTGGAGCCAGTAAGCAAATTAAAATCAGTTCGTCTTTCCAGCTTCCCTTCATTTGATCCACAGCTGATGCTTCCCATTTTATTTTTCCAGCAGCAATATCCTCTAATCTTTTTTTATTTGCTTTTATCTCTGTTAGTTTTGTTTCCGTTTTTAATTTTTTAGTTTCAACGAAACCAGAAACTGCATTAGCCGCTACTCCTAGCAGCGGCTTTGCCAATAATTGCCACATTAGAATTGACCCCAAGCAATAACTGCTACAATAACTATACCAGCTACAACTAAGATCTTACCTCTTTTAGTAAGTCCATTCCAAAAGTATTTAATCTTTTCCATTTAGTCCTCCTCTCGGATTATATCCGCAAGTTCTTCACAACGATGCGGAGTCTGTTGATGCCATCTACTTGCCAAAAGTTCCCTGGAACAAAGATCCCAGTTCTTTTCTTTCGCAGCGGCAATAGCATTTTTAAATTTTGAGGTGCCATTTTCTCCAAGCTGAAAAACCATCGAGATCCAAACACCAAATTTTTTATCACTCATGCTCATACCTTCACAAATTCGTGCAGCACCTTCAACAGCATTGTCGAAGTCTGCATCAAAAATAGACTCCCAACCTTCTTTCGTTGTTGGTACTTCTTCCCCAGGGAGAATGACATGACCGTACCCCCCAGTTAATTTGTTCATTGTGCATTTGTAAGGTTCCAAGCGATACCCTTCGTGCCGTTTAACCATTTCTTTAATTTGATTTAAACTTGCAGCTTCCATCTTTAAAGACATATAAAATTTTTACTCCTAATTGTTTTTGATATTTAGATTGTGTTCTTGTAATCATTGTGCCTGGCTTCCAGGTCTTTCGTATTGATGCTGTCTTAACATCTATCTTTATTACTTTTCCAGTAACACGGTGAACTGCTACAAGATCAATAGGATCCATGTCTTGTGTTTTCCAATACACCGTAAAATTTTTTTCTGTCAGCCATTTAGCTGCAACAAATTCAGATTGTAAACCAACCTTTATTTTAGCATAAGACAAAACTAATCAAAAAATCCCAGCCACTTTGCAAAGATACCTAAAACGACACCAATAAATACTAATGCTTTTAAACCACCAGATCCCATAGCAGAAAACTTCTGTAAATTTTTTATTTCTTGCTGCATTGTTTCCTGGCTTTGCAGCATATGCTTTACATCTGTTCTTAGTTCAGCAATTTCTTTTTCCCAATCAGACATTTGTATTTTCTGTCTGTGGTTTTTCTACGCAATAAAACATCATTGTTACATTACGATCTTTTAAGTCCTGGTCTATTTCATCTGCCAAAACATTTCTTTTCAACAAACAATCTTCTTGTGTTGGAAAATCAAAAGCAATCGTTGCATTTGAAAAACAAGCTGTTGGTAAATTTGTTAATTGTAAAAAACAAATGATGGCAACAATGTTAAACATTATCCACCTAGCGGATTACTTGCTTCCGCTTTAATTTCATCAATTAATATTTTATTTAACTCACTTTGCTTTTCTGCAATAGCAATCTTTTTAGATAATTCATTTATAAGATCTCTCATCTTACCAAACTCTTTAAAAGTTTTATCAGATAATTCGACAATATTTAGTTGCAGCTGCTTATCGGCAGCAGATGCTTTATCAAATAAATTTTCAACATCTGATTTAAGTCCAGCAATATCATTTAATATATCATCGTTGCTGTCGTTATCTCTAGCCATCCACTCATCTTCTAATGCAGACATACGATCTAATATTTCTACTTCTAAATCAGAAATCTTTTCATTAACTGGTGCAAGATCAACTGTTTCATTAACAACAAATTCTGTATTTTCTAATTGTGATATTCTGTTTTCAAAAATTCCGTAGGCATAAAAGCCAGATCCTAATGCTGCAACTACTCCAGCTAGGCTGCTCCATCTAGTTAATTGTTCAATCATAATAGTTCCTTTAATTTTTGTAACTCAATCATTAATTGTATTTTGTTTACTTTAATCTCGTATAATTTTTGTTCATGCTGTCCAACTGGATCAGTAGAAATATAATTATCTAATCCTATGTTAAGATAAATACCCTTATTATAAATGGATAGATCTGCCTGGATAAACAAAGCATTATCAACATCAGAATAAATATTTTCTGGCTGGTAAAAATCTGCATTATCGTAAGCAGCTAATTGATTACCATTATCAAATAAAGAAATTTGTTTTACTACTACCGATACATTGTCATTAACTTCTATGTTAATTTTATTATCTTCGGTTTCAACAACCTCTATTTCTTTATCTTCTTTTAGTATTTCGGTTTCGGTTTCTTCTTCTGTAATATCAACATTGTCATCCTTAGTTATTTTTTCTTCTTCGGCAGTTTCTTCTTCGGCAGCTGCAACTTCTTTTTCTTCGTTGGCTGCTTCTTCAATAATTTCTTCTTCTTCGGTTGCGGCAAGTTCGGTTGGTTCTTCTTCGACCATTTCATCCATAACTTCATCCATAATCTCGTCAGTAAATTCATCAGCAAACTCTTCCTCTAATATTTCCATTTCTTCATCGGTAAATTCTTCCGAAAAGAAACTTTCAAATTCTTCTGGTACTTCTAATTCTTCAAATGCAGCTTCTTCAAATTCTTCAAAATCCTCAAACTCTTCCATGAAGATTGTTTCAAATTCTTCTTCAAATAATTCTTCTTCAAAAAATATTTCCTCAAAATCTTCCCAAACAAATTCTTCTTCAAAATAAATATCTTCAAAAGAAATATCATTATCAAAGTCTGGTATGTTTTGATCTATTTCATCTATTGCATCTTGTGTATCGGTATCAATAGGAATGTAATTAGTATCAGTATAAGTCATTTTTAATGACGCACCTAATAAGTTTACACCTTGTATAGATTGATTAGTATAGTTGGTATCAGTACCACTCCATGACCAATCAACTTTATTACTGCCTACATCATTATAAATAATGGTATCAGTATATTGACCACAAGCAGCAGCTGCACCATTGCCACTAGATCCTGGATAACCATTACAGTTACCTTGAAAGCCAGTTATTTCTGTTCGTGTTACAGATGATGTACTTAAAGTATTTCCATTAACATCTTTTAATTTTACTGTTGTTGTATGACTATCGTTGCTGCCAGATTTACTTTCACAGTTTCCCTGGACACTTTCACAGTTAGCAACATCAACAAAACTATTTAACGTAATCCCATTATCTAACATGGGTTGGGTAATAGAACTGCTGTATAATTTTATATCATTAGCACTAACAGTAGCTGTACCTGTAACTTCAAAATCTCCACCAACATCATACTTATAACCACAGTTAGATTGTGCTGCATCACAAGTAACAGTAAAGCCATTGACTACATCACCATTAGAAACAAACCCACTACTGCCATCATTAATCATGTCAGTTGCAGATGAGTTCCAATCAACACCATCACCAGCATTGGGTAATAAATTACCAGTAGTTACAGTTACACTCTTACCTGTCGTGGAGAGGAATAGGCTTAAAAGGATCGTTGCAATCTTTACACATTTCTTTAATGCGAATGGATGCCATGTATTCCTCATCTTTAATATATGTTTCATAATCTGGTCTTAGTTTTGGATATGTTTTCCAAAATTTAATAGCTGCATCTCCAAGTAGTCCGCCTGGTGCTGGACAAGGAGTATTAGAAATCATCATTGCTGCAAACACTCTTTCATCCTGGCACAGTATTGACACAGCTGCCACAGACATTCCAAAATCTTTTGTTACCTTTGCAAGTTTTATACGTTCACAATTCTCATCTACGAAATGACGACCACCGCTAACCCCAACAAAGCTGGTAGTAACAGAACCACTAACACCCATGCTGCAAACATCTTGAGACATACTTGAATACGAAGGTGCGTTGGCACTAGGAGGTGGAATAGTAGACTTATTACTTGTAGAGTTGGTTGTGTTGTTAGTCGTTGTAGAAGTCGTGTCATTAGATGATCCAGATTGATATGTATTTGTATTATTTGTTTCGTAATTTCCATCGATAATTGTATTACTGCCAGATGTATTGGTGGCATTGTTATCATCAGATTTTACGTCAGTTGATACAGCAATAAAAGTTATTGCAGCTAGTAGTATGAATAATGTTTTCATTTACCACAAGTACACTTTCCATCTTCGCAACAAGGATTAATCATTTG